GAAACTTTAAAAAACGATTAATTCTTGATTTGGTTAAAAAGTTCATAGTAATTTTGCACAAATAAATAATATTAACAAAAGCATATTATTTTAGGAGATGCAAAATGTCAGTAACAAGTTTAAAAGGAAAATTACCACATATACATTGGTTGGATTTAAATGATGATGGAACATTAATTGAATGTGCTATCATGAAAAAAGATTCAAATCAAAACATTTATTATATTCAAGTAGATAAATTAGATGGTGTTGATAAACAACGTTTAGTTAAAATTTTAACTACTAGAAATGTTGATACAATGGAATTATGGGATGCAATGAGTTCTGTAACTCTTGGTAATGGATTAAATGCTTTAAAATATTTTCATCAATTAGTTAAAGTAATTACTGATAATGGTCGTATTATGGCTCCACAACTTGGTAAACAAGGTGTAGTATTAATTGATCAAACTAAATCAAGCGCTCCAACTCCACAGCAAATGGCTGAAGCTCAAGCGTTATTAGAACAAGGTGATGCTGCTAATGTTAAACCAGCTGGTAAAAAGCGTGGTAGAAAAACTAATGCTGAAAGAGCGGCTGCAGCAAGTGCATAGAAAAATTGGTATAAAACTTACGGCTGATGAACATACATTTCAGCCGGGTTTATTTTTAATGATTGATAAAAAAACTGATCGAATGTTATTTACAATCGAATTAGTCCAAGATTTAAAAACTAATCATAATATTGATGTTATTGAAAAAATAATCGAAGTTATTGATGTACCAGGATTATCTAAAGAAGAAATGAAAGACTTACATGATTTAATCAGAAAACAAGATTGGATATAAAAAGTATTTGAATGAAAAAATGGGTCAGACTATTAAATAATCTGACCCATTTTTGTATCTATTGAAAGTTACTTATGCAGTAGCAGCAACTGAAACAGTAATCGTATAAGTTAATGATAACGTTCTGTTTGCAGACTTTAATACTGGTGAGAATATTAAGTGAGTTAATAATCTTTCTCTTTCATTGATCCAATTTACAGGATCATTTTGAATACCAGCAGATTGTCCAGCTATAGCAGATTCAATTGTTCCACCTGTAGGAGCATTAAGAGATACTATTAAATCAGTACCATTACCGCCACCATCAGCAAGTGAGATTGAAGAACCAACTCCAGTTGAAGAGCTAGAGAATAAAACTTTAGCAAATGTTTGAGTACCAATTGGAATAGCAGTAAAACTACCAGACAATTCAGTAATTGACATTGTAGCTCCAGCAATAGCAGGTACGCCAGCAAATGTATCACCAGCAGTTGCATTCCATGAAACATCACCAGTCATAATAGCTTGTATTAAATCACCATATAATATTTCATTTGCTGGACCAGATCCGCCAACTGCAGGAGTTGTAAATACAATAATCTGAGCTGTACCACCATCTACAGTAATTGTAAATGAATATTGAGTGTTTGATAATAAACCAGTATCATCAGTTGAAACTTTATCTTCAACATCAATAGCTTGAGTACCAGATACATCAATAGCAGGTCCACCGTCTGTATATAATGCAATTTCATCAAATGAGAAGTCAGATTCAGTATCTTCTACTGGAGCTTGTTGATCATTAAAGAATTGACCAGCTGGTTCATTTGGATTTAATATTGAAGAAACTGTAACTTGAGAAATAATACCAAGTTCGTTACTTCTAACACCAGGGCCAGATACATGTTCTACTGAAATTGGATCACCACTTTCATCAGCACCGCCACCTGGTCTTTGTCCAGCATTTGGACCAAAAGAACCTGGATCAGTACCAATTAATACGTTTGAATCATCTACAATTTCAGAATATGTTTCATTATATAAACGAGAATCCCATGTATTTACATCAGGAGAAACACCAGTATTTGGAGTTCTATAAGTTATTTGGAATGCGGCATCAGTCTCTGTACCACCATTACCAAAAGCAATTCTATGAATAGAAAAATTATGCTCATTTGCTAACGCACGAGATATTACTCTTGCAATGTTTTGCGGATGAATATCGTTACACTCGTCCAATAACAAATTACCTAAATCATCTTTAATTTTACAATGACCTGTAACTTTGACAGGTAAAAAATCTTGTGCCATGTTTAAATTCCTTTAGATTAAAATTATCTTTATATTATTTATAAAATTAATAATAAATGTTTTTTAATATAAGAATGCCACGAGATATTTAAATCCTGTGGCATTCTATATAAATGTTATAGTATCATATATAATACTTATTAATGTTTAGTCAGTGTCATCCGATTTAACAGTTTTGCTATATTTTTCATCTCTTAATGCACTAGCTAATTTTTCTACTTCATTTTCTTCTTCAGAAGATTCATTCATTAAATAAGTATTACTAACTTCTAATTCACTTAGAATTGTTTCAACATATTCGCGTAAATTCTTTCTTTGGAATTTTTGATCAGTTGATTTTATTGTATACCATGCTCCACCCTGTTTAACTATTCCAGCTGTAACTGCGATATCTAATAATCCAGACAATGGATCCATTCCAGTTTCATAAGGTACTTCAATTTCTACCTTTTGGAATGGCTTGGTAAATCGAGTCTTATAACCTTCACATCGCATTCGAATTCCAGAAATAATCTTAGCATCATCTTTATCTTTAAGCTTAAGCTTTGTGATTAAAATAATTTGACTCATTGAATATTTAATTGCTGAATTAACAATCCATAAACCTTCACCATTTTTAAGATCTTGGTTAGCATATACTTGAGAAGTAACAACCATTGTGATATTGGTACCTTTAATACTTTGAACAAATGTTCTCAACATTGCTTTTAATTGTTTAGCACGTTGGCCCATATCGCCTTTAGTAACACCACTATCATAATTTGATTCTTCGGTTTCAGTTAATAACATATCCAAACTATCAATAGTTATGTGAACAGGTTGAGCATTTAATAAATCGCCTGCATACTGTTTCTTATAACCTTTAACAAATGCTGAAACTAATGCTGATACTTCTGCTATAGTTGTTACTGATTTATACAAATATTTGTTTGTAACATCTACGCCAATTTTACCTACAAAATCATCATCTAATGCATTTTCAGAATCTATAACAAAATTGAAAGCTCCAGCTAATTGAGCTGCAACCATTAAGTTAGTTGCGATAAAACTTTTACCTGATCCTGAATTACCACATAGTGCTAATATTCTACTTTGTGGAACACAATTATAGAATGAGCCAGATGTTATTTTATTAAGTACATAATTTCCAGATGAATACCAGAATGTTGGAGGACCGGATTGACCAGTAACTCCATCTAATTTTGAAACGGTTTTTTCAAATTCTTTTAAAAAATCCATATTATCTCCTATAAAAATTGAAAATGGGTCTTAATCTTGCGAGAAAGACCCATTTATATGACTTATTATCTATTGTTCATGATAGATGCTAAAATAGCATCTGCTTCATCTTCAATAGCATCGTCACTAGCTTCTTCTTTAACAGGAGCTTTTTCTTCAACTTTAGTTCCAGTTGTTTTAGCTTTTAATGCAGCTAATTGATCTTCTGTTGAATCTTTAGATTTAGCAGGAGTATTAGAGGAACTACTAGCAGCTTCATCTACTGAAGAACCAGTAACATCAGCTTCTAATAATTCAGATAATTTATCAAATTCAACTTTTTCAGGTAAGAATTCAGATAATTCTTTAAGTTCAACAGTTTCAGGATCTAAATCAGATGAACGACGAGCGAATGTAGAATATACATAAGATGCCCATTCATCATCACCATCTTTTGTAACTTTTTTCTTAATTATAAAATCACAACCACCTTCAAATGCGAATGGAACTTCATCAAGTTCACCAGATTGGAAAGCTTGATTAATTGCTTCATAAATTTGAAAAGATAATGTAATTGTACGAACTTGACCTTCATGGCTTTCTTCACCTTCAGAAACAGGTAATGGATCTTTTACAATAAGAGCTCTAGCAACATGTTGCTTATTTCTCCAATATTTTTTACCTAATGTACGTTTCTGTTTTTCTAATACAGCATCACCAGAATCTTTAGCAGATCTAGCTTCGTTATAGAAGTCAGATGATAATGTACAAATTGGGCATTCAGCTTCACCATACATCTTTAAGCATGGTACAGATCTACGTTGACCGTTGATCATAAGTTTATGCATTAATTTTTCTACTAAGAATGCTAAAGGATTTTCTTCATCCGCATCAGGTAAAAATCTAATGGTAGCTTGTTCACCATCTTTCATTTGCCAGAAAGGATATTGTTCACCGTAGTTGGTAGTATTTTGATTTTCGTTCGATTTGCCGAAAGCGGCTTTTAGTGCGTCTAACTTATTTGACATATTATATCTCCGTTGTCTATATTGTCTATTATTTTTATTTTTGACTTATTTTTATTTTATTGACTAAATATGATAGTCCAAAGACTTTTAGGACTTAACGTTAAGTCCAACGTAATCATATTTACGTTTATTATATTTATAAAATTTGTACTTGTAAAACTTATTTTTTCATCATATTAGTGCACTCAGATAAAAGAATATATTCTATCAAAGTGCACTATATTTTGTAAACTATTATGGTAAATCTGTAATAATATTAGTAGTACCGGTAATAGTAGTTCCGATCTCAGCGTCATTAAATAATATCATACCATTATATCCATTAACATATACTGTACCAGGAGCAGGTAATGACATTAAATTATATGCAGTAGAACTATATTGTACATCTAAAGGTGTTCCATTTGCAAATAATTCTGTTGGACCTGATATACCTAAATAATTTGGATGATAAGAACCTGTTTCTCCAACTGCATCACCAAATATCATAAAGTTAGCAGCTCTAGTATATGTAATATTAACATTATTATAACCAAAAGAATATCCTGGTGCAGACATACCTACTGAAAGTATTCCAGTTGATCCTGTCCCACTAGTATAAAATAATATATTGTTTTTATAAAATTTTACTGTTGTACCAACTCTTTCAATTTTGAATACATCATCAAGAGTATAAGTTGTAACAGAGCCAGATTGTAACGTTGTAGTATGCCATACATCAACTAAACCAGTATTATAAAATCTTAAATGATGTTTAAAATAATTACTATAAAATTGAGTTTGAACTGGATCCATAAATCCTGCAATGGCGTTATTTATTTTATTATGATTCAGTGAAAATTCTACTGTTATATCACCTATTGAAGATTGTATACTCTTAGCACCAATAGAACCTGAACTACTATTTGCAGCCATTTCACCAGGTATAGTAAATAATGTATCTTGACTATATCCATAATATAACGCAGCTTCAGTTACAACGGTTGTATTTCCAATTACAAGATTTGTATCTTCACCATTCGTTATAGTTGAATAATTAGATTCTACATTAGAACCTAAATATAAGTAACCGTTATATGTAATAGACATTGCGTTATCTTTTAAGAAACCATCTACAAGTCCAACAGTATAATATTCATTTTCAACAAAAGCTGGTGAACTAGTACCATCTGTAAAACTTAAAGTTACACCATCCAATAAAGCGTCATCAGTAAGATGTGTTGCTTTAGTTTCTAATCCAACCAATGATTGAGTTAATTCATATCTTGATATTAAGTTTATAGCAGGTTTAGAAACAATAACACTGGTTATATCAAGCATATCATTTGTTACATCAGTTTGATCCCATTCAGTATTCCATAATTGGATGTTTGTCATATCACCACGATAAAAATCACCAACATTGAATTTTTTATTATATGCATATGCATGAGTTCTAGCACCTATGTAAGATTTCATATTAGATAATGTATTAGATAAATCTATTGCAGCACCTAATGTTAATACTGCTATTAATGTTCCATCAATATAAACTTTAGAATCTATCGCATTTAATGCAACAACAATTCTATATGTTACAGCATCAGCAGGTTTAGAAACGATAAGTTGACTAACTGTTTCATCATATAAATAAATATTACCTGAACCGTTATCCCATGCTAATTTTAATCTATTACCAACACCATCATTAAATTCAAAAATTGTTGAATGTTGTTCTTGAGCTGAATCAGTAGTTCTAGCCGCTGATAACTTAGCATCTGGTGTTAATGAAAATACAAACGTTCCAACATTACTAAATGTTCCAGTAGAAAATGATGGAGTTACATCTATTATAGATCTACCAGTAAATTTATAATCTTCTACATCGAAATTATGTCTTACAGCATCATTAGAATTACCAGAAGTATCTATAGCATCAACATGATAATTTAATTCCCA